GTGCCCATCACTGATTCTTCCACGCTCTCGCTGCGCATTGCTCAGACACTCCGGCCTTTGGGCATCATCCGCAGTATGCGTTCTTACTCCATCATTGCCGACTGCCTGCGGCTTATCTGGGAACAGGAGGACCGTCTGGAAGCTGTCCAGAAAGAGGTCTATGAGCCGATTGCTGACAAGCAATGCAGCGACTGGACGGCTATTCAAAGCACCATCCGTCGGGCCGCACAGACCGCATGGCACACCAACCCTTCCCGTGTGCAGGAACTGGCGGGCTACCCGTTGGATGGCTGCCCCAGTGCTGTACAGTTCCTCGAAATGCTGTACAACGATCTTGCACGCGGCTGATCACTTCAGCTTGTTCATGGCGTCCAGCTTTTCTTCCAGCGGGATGTGGGTGTAGCCCAGCGTGACCGCATAGTCTGTGTGGCCCAGCACTTCCTTTATAATGGCCGGGGCGACCTTTTCCACAGCCAGCAGCGTGGCCGTGGTGTGGCGCAGGCAGTACGGCGTCATATCCGGCTGCAGGCCTACACGCTGGGCCATGTCGTGCCACTCGGCATAGAAGGTTTTCTCGTCCACCTCGCACAGGCGCTTGGTGCCGATGCGGTAGGCTTCCCGCACAAGCGGCATGATCTTGTCCGGGAAAATGATCTGCCGGGCCTTGCCGACGTCCGTTTTGATGCCGCCGGTGCAGTACTGTTCGGCCAGGTGGGTGTTCGCTTTCAGAATCGTGAGCATCTCACCGGTGCGCATTCCGGTGTAGGCCATGATGAGCCAGTACCGGCTGAACTCGTGGCCGGCATCGTAGTCCTGCCAGATCCGCTGCACCTCGTCCTCGGTCAGGGCGGTGCGTGTGCTGGCGCTGATCGGCGGAAGATCCAGCAGTTTGGAGTAATCCTTATCGGCATACTCGTACTTGAGGGCCAGCGTGTACATCTTGCCCAGCAGGGCCTTGATATCCCGCTTGGGGTAGTACCCGCCCTCGCGGGCGTCCACGATCGGCTGCAGGTGCGCATAGCGCAGGTTCCGGATCTTGGCATTCTTCAGCGGTTCCAGCGCCGCCCAGGCCGTGCGGTAATGGCTGGCTTTGTCCTTGCTCAGCTTGGGCAGGGTCTGCGCACAGATCATCTCCCACAGCTCCTGCAGGGTGGCGTCCTGGGCAAACTCCTGCCCGTTCAACACCAGCTCCCGCATCTCCGGCAGGGCCTGCACGGCATCCCGCTTGGTTTTGAAGCCGCTGCGGATCTTGTGGTAACGCACGCCATCCTTATAGATGTTGATTTCGGCACGCCACTTGCCAGCATTGCCGTACTGGTAGACACTCCCCTCCCCGTTCGACCGGGCACGGGGCTTCCGTGTGGCCACCAGCTTTGCGCCGCACCAACAGCACCATGCTGCACCGTCTGGCAGCTCCTTGTGGCATTTCGGGCATTCAAACATTCTTTTCACCTCCAGAAGGGTACACTTTGACAAGCCTGCCCTTTTGGAGTACAATAACAGTTGGTTAGGTTGTCTTGTACCCTTGTGGGCAAGCCATTCTATAAACGCTCTCGGTGTTCCAGCACCGGGGGCGTTTTCTTTTGCCGCGGAATCAAAATCATGCTATACTTTAGCACAATTTTGATGTATAATAATAAAAAGAAAATAATCGAAAGGAGTCATCCCGGTGAATTCCATCAAAATCCACATCAAAGATAAAAACTCTTGTATCGCCGTCAACGGCACCGAAATCAGCAATGTGCTTGCTTACGAAGTCAAGCAGGATAGTGATCACTGGGGTGCGCACGTTCGACTTGATTTCATTGCTGATGGTGACGTCGATCTTGACATCAGCCAGACAGCTTCGCCGCAATAACATCCTTTGCGATATCTACCAGTGCTGTCAGGGCCACTGTTCCAAGCGCTTTTGCCCGCTTTTTCACCTTGTCCCATACCGTTGCGTCTCTGATCTGATCAAGAAAGCCGTGCCCTTTATAAGTCATTCCATGGACCGTCACACCAACGTGACGAATATAGCGGTCTTTCTCAATCTCCAGATAACCTGCATCACCCAGCATATAGCAGGCATAGCAGATTTCGTCCTCTGTGTAGGCTGGCAGCTTCGCATGAAGCGTTTTCTCCGTGATGTAATCCGCCAGCCCTGCAGCCTCGACCTGCAGCAGCACATCACGGATACAATCCTGATTTAAAGTCAATTCCATTTTCCTCCTTTTCTGCCCGGTCATGCTGCAACATGGCCGGGCGTTTTTTGTTTTGTTCAACTACCGAGGATTCCTCGGCAACTCATAATAAAGCGACCCCGCCATGGTACGCATCATTGAGAGGCGTGGCGGGGTTTCACCCCACCCAGTGGGTCCAGCCCACGGCCTTGCCCTCGATCTGCACGTCGTTCAGTTCCGGGCCGGTGTAGACCATGGGCGCATAGGCGGCGTTTGCGGGCATCAGGGTCAGGGTGCCGTTCTGGTAGTACACCCGCTTGAGGGTGGCTTCCTCGCCGATGCGCACCGCGGCGATCTCGCCGTTCTCCACCTCGGGCTGGATGCGGATATACACCACGTCCCGGTCATGGATGCCGGCACCCTCCATGCTGTCGCCGTGGCAGGTGAGGGAGAAATCGCACCGGATGTTCTCCGGCACGTCCACGATTTTTTCAATGTTCTGCTGGGCCAGGATGGGCGTGCCGCAGGCGATCGAGCCCACCAGCGGGATCTTCTTCATCTTGGGCATCGGCTCAAACCCCTTCGGGATGGGACGGGGTGCGGGGGCGGGCTGGGAGCGCTCCGCTTCCATTGGTACATCATAGCCCATGAGCCATGCCGGATTCACGTCCAACGCCTCAGCAAAGACCTGCACACGGTTTTGCTTTGCCTCATAGCGTCCATTTATATAACAACTTATAGTGCCTTCTGCTACCTTCGTTTTCTTGGAGAGGTCTGCGGCCTTCATCCCTCGTGCCTCGAGAGCCTGTGATAGCCGACTTGCGAAATCGCTCTTTTTCATTTGAACGTACCTCCGTCATGTCTTATTCACAGTATAGCGCCATTTTATAGAAAACGCAAGATATTTTTCAAAAATCTTTAGAAAACGTATTGACTTTAGAAATCGCAAGTTGTATAGTATTGGCAAGGAGGTGATACAAATGGATTACTTAAATCTGCTTGGCCGCATCCGCGCCAGAGGTATGACGCAGAGCGATGTTGCGCAGAAAATCGGCATTTCTCCTACAACTTTAAACAAAAAGTTGCGTGGTCACACGGACTTCACTCAGACCGAAATCCGTGATTTATGCCGTGTCCTCGCAATCCCTGACGCAGAAATCCCCGCTTATTTTTTTGCCGCAAAACTTTAGTTTTCGCAAGTTCATTCCAAAGGAGGTGAAGAAGATGAAGGAACTTTCGGATATTCCTGCGTACCCCGTGACGCTCTCGCTCATGGAGCGACCGCCCCGAAATGACGCAGAACGTGCCGTGCGGGGGATTTACAAAACCGCTGACTGCAACGAGGTAGCAAAAAAGCTATCCAGCGGCAACTGGATAGCTTTTGATGCAAAGATTGCGGCAGACGGCTCTATCGTCTACATTTTGGGCTGGGTGTGACATCCTTTGTCTTTAGCTCCACTTCCGGCCCATCCGGTGCAGCCTGTTCGCCCGACTGTTTCCAGTACAGCGTACATTCCGTGTACTGTTTGTTGATTCCCGGCAGAATCACTTCATGTTCACTCTCAAGCGTCCAACCGCTTTTTATGTACCGCTGTGCATCATCTTTGTGCGTTACCACAACGCGATTCATGATTACCACCTCCTTCCTGTTTTTATTGTATCGCAGGAGCGAGGTGCACACAAGGAGGTGAAGAAGATGGACAACAACAAAAAGCCCAGCGAACCTGTGGAAGAGGAACGCTGGGCGCTGAAAGATGTACCGACTTCGCAGCTTGTGGAAGAGTTGGTCAACCGGACTGGCGTGACGGCAGAGAGTAGCTGGTGGTGCAGAATGTCGAGCTACCATATCATAATTCGGATAAATCTGAATAAGGAGGATTGTCCACAGTGTTTACGCTAAAGCTGATTCCGATACTCTGGGCTGTCATCGTCTTGTGCAATCTGCTCACAAAGAAACTCGTGCCGGATCTCATGACGTGGTATCCCATCTACTCCATCATTGTTGGTGCGTTGACGACTGTGCTCCTCGTAGCTCTCGCATTTTAACAATGATTCTATTCAGCAATTCCACTTTTCTTACAAGCAAATCATCATAGCTTTCTCTACGTTGCGCGAGCTTTTCCAACAAAACCATATCAGCGCGTAATTCTTCTGGTACATAGTACATTGCAAGAGCCGAATGCTCTCCAAAGGTTTGAATGCTTTCTTTGGTCTGATATTGAATCGCAGCACCGGCAGCTCGAATATAACCTTCATATATTTCGCATTCTCGCTTTTGCTGTGCTTCGCGTTCCTGATGTTCATACTCCAATTTTTTCATTTCAAGCTGATGTTGATTGTTGAAGAAGGCTGTTAAAGCCGGAGAAAACAATGCACAGATTGCTACAACCATCGCTACCAACGATGACCAGTCTGAAACAGACATTCCCGCATTTGCCGTAGGTTCCATTATTTCCACCTCCCTTCTGCCCCTCTATTCTACCGCAGAAGGGAGCCACCCACAAGGAGGTCAAACCCACATGAACGACTTAACCACATTCTCAAACCCCGAGTTCGGGCAGGTGCGCACCGTGGAGATCAACGGCACGCCCTGGCTGGTCGGCAAGGACGTTGCCATTGCACTGGGGTACAAGAATCCCAGCAACGCCATTCTCAAGCACGTTGACGACGAGGACAAACGACTTGAGGTTCTGCCGCAAGGGGCAGATACCCAAAAAAGGGATGTGCCCTCTGCAAGCGCTGGGATCGTGAAACACGACACCCTCTCCGGTGCCACTAAGACCGCCCTCATCAACGAGAGCGGCCTGTACAGCCTGATTTTGAGCAGCAAGATGCCCAAGGCCAAGGCCTTCAAGCACTGGGTCACCAGCGAGGTGCTGCCCGCCATCCACAAGACCGGCGCATACGAGAGCTTCCAGGCCAAGCAGCACATCGAGCAGCTGGAAGCCACCAACACCCGGCTGAACGCCGCCATTCAGGCCGTGAGCGAAGCCAAGGCCGCCCTGGCCAACGTCACGGCCATGCGTGACGACTTCATCAAAGACCGGGACGATTTCAAGGAACACTTCCAAAAGTGGAAGTCCCTGTACGGCGGTGCCTGCGACCGGCTGCGCAGAGCGGAGAACCTTGTGCAGCAGGCGCAGGGCGAGCTGAACAGCCGCATTGACCAGCTGAGCATCGTAGCCTTTGGCCTGCCGGGCTTTGACGAGATCATGCAGACGGCGATGGAGATCGCCCTGCCGGACAAGAAGGAGGAATGATCTATGGAAAAGACCCCGTTCCCCGCCACGCTGGACGAGCTGGAGACCTACCCCCAGCAGACCCTGACCGCCGAGCAGGTGGCGCAGTTCCTGGGCTGCAGCGTGCAGTCCATCCGCAGCCAAGCGCAGATCGACGCCGGAGCCCTGGGCTTCCCGGTGATCCTGTACGGCAGCACCATCCGCATCCCGCGTCTGGGCTTTATCTACTTCATGCGCTATGGCCGCACCAGCGTCCAGAAGCGCAGCTACAAGTAAGGAGGACATCATGACAACCACCATCATCCCCGCCAGAGAGCGGGCGCAGGCCCCCATCGGCCTGCCGTACATTGCACCGCTGTTTTGGAACAAATGGTTCCGTTGGGACGGGAGCCCGGCATCCGGCCACTACCAGCTGGGCGGACGCACGCGGGACGAGCACCACACCGGCCTGCAGATTTTCGCGGACGGTGAGTGGCACCCCGTCGTAGGCTGGTCGCTGGACGACTGCACACCCACCGCAGACTGTCCTTGGGAGGTAGAAGAGGCATGAGAATCAAATCCACCGTTTTGCAGGTGCTGGCAGCCGCCTGTCTGGGCGCAGGCCTGCTGTACGCCATGGGCATTGAGGGCGGGGCCCAGCTGGGCCAGCCCGTCTCGGACGGCGAGTTCGTCACCGCACTGGTGCTGGTGCTGGCAGCTGTCTTTTTCATGCGCTTGGGCTTTGCCGCCCAGGACGCCGAAGAGCGGGCCCGCAAGAAGGTCCACAAGGAGCCCCAGAACACCGTGAAGGGCCGGAAGAAGGTGGGGTGACCGTGACCGCCAAAGAGTATGTCGAAAGCCTGCAGCAGAAGTACGGGCAGCTCTGCCAGCAAGACAGCAATGCCATGACAACGACCCGCTGGGCGTCTGAGCTTTATAAGCTCGAAGCACGAATTGAGGTCTATGTCCTTGTACTTGAGGACTTGGACAGTGTACTGCAGCTCATGGAGGCTGAAAGCCATGCCTGACCTTGTCAACAATGCCTTTTGGTACACCGTGTGGGACGCCAAAACCGGCGACCTGCTGGCCAGCGGCACGGCTGCCATGTGCGCCCGGCGGCTGGGCTGCGCCAGCGCAAATTCTTTTGCCGCTTCCGTCTGCCACTGGCTCAAGGACGGCAGGCAGCACGTCAAGTACATTTGTCAGCGGGAGCTCATCCCGCGCAGCGAGGTGGACAGCCTGCCCCGCAAACCAAAAAGGCCCGCCCGTGTTCGCAGCACGGACGAGCCCAAAGGGTGATGGAATTTGCAAGCCCCATCACCCCGAAGGATAACACATTTTCGGAGGAAATGCAAATGGATATGATCAGCAAGAAGCTGGCGAACGACCGGCTGTACGCCTACCACGGCGGCCGGTTCTGGTTCTGGGACGAGGGACGCAGCATCTGGAAGGAAAGCCACCTGCTGGCCAAGAAGTACAACCTGAACCACGAATATGATAAGCTGCTCACCCCGGAGGACTTCCTGTCGGATCCGTCGCAGTTCCAGGCGCTGGAGGACTACGAGGTGGACTATATCCTGAAGAGCGCTCTGCAGAACGCTCAGCCCTGCAAAAATGCCCCCATCGACCCGGTGGAGGAAACGGCGGTGGTGCCCGCACAGGCCGCTTCCCCAGCGGCCACAGCCGAGGACAAGCCCGCTGCACCCAGCTTTGATTTTGGTGCAGATGACCAGACCAACGCCCTGCTGTTGCAGGATGCACAGACCTTCATCACCGGCAACATGGCACGCATCATGGCAGCCAAGCACGCCCACGACCTGACAGCCAATCACTACAAAGGCAGCTGGGGCAAGTGGTGCGCCGCCGTCGGCATCAGCCGGGACACCGGCGACAACATGGTGAGAGTTGCCGAACAGTTCGGCAACATCCAGTTAGAGGGCAAGTCGATTTTTGATGTACAGCCCATGAAGCTGCTGTATGCAGCCGCCAAGCCGTCCACCCCGGAAGAGGTCAAACAGGCCGTGTTTACCGGCGATATCACTACTTACAAAGAGTACCAGGAGGTCATGGCTCAGCTCAAAGCCGAGAAAGAGCGTGCCGATGCTGCCGAGGCTGAGCGGGACAAGCTGCTGGGTGCCCAGAATCGGGCTGCTTGGGCGGAAAGCCACATCCAAGATGTCGAAGCCCAGCGGGATGCCGCCCTTGCGGATGTTCAGGGCCTGACCGAGCAGAACGCCAAGCTCCAGCAGAGCTACCACGATGCAGACGAGAGCCGCATTGCGGCCAACCTCCAGCGCCAGAAAGCTGAAGCTGAGCGCGACAGGGCCGAGGCCCGCGCCCACAAAGCCGAGGACGCCTTAAAGCACCAGCCCATTGCAGGCGTTGTGGACGAGGAAGAGGTGGACCGCCGTGCCGCAGAAAAGGCGTGGGGCCTTGCGGATGCCCGCAATCGGGAGCTGCAGGAAGAGAACGACCGCCTGAAAAAGAACAGCGCCCAGCTGGAACGCCGGATGAAGGCCATGACCAGCCGGATGGACGACCTTGGACAGACCGACTTTGAAACCGCCAATCACTGCCCGGAGGCAATGCTTGCCATCTGGAACAGCTGCAAGGGCAGCTATTCCCGCCTGACGGGTGAGGACCTGGAAAACACCTTCTCGTACATCTGCAACACGCTGAATAGCATCCGGCAGGAAGCCGCATTGCTCTGCCGCCAGCCGGAGGGCTACGACGGAGGTGCCGCCTGATGAACCCGATGTATGACCTTGCCCTGGACGGCTACGGCCCGCCGCTGGAGCCGCCGGATGGTTATTATTTCCTGACCAACGAACAGCAGGTCGCACAGGAAGCGGCGGAACAGGAGAAAGACGAAGATGACGAATGAACTGACTGTCCGGGTGGAACGCCCGGTCATTCCGGCCATGAGCTGGAATGAGGAAGAAGTCCAGAAAAATTTGGACGAGCTTCTGGCCGCCTACACCGGCCGGGTGTACACGCCGGAATCCATCAAGGACGCAAAGGCCGACCGGGCCGCCGTCAACAAGTGGGACAAGCAGCTGGGCGACGCTCTGCGGGCCGCGAAGAAGCTCTATACCGACCCGCTGGAAGCCTTTGGCCAGCGCATCAAGGCCATGCAGGCCCAGTGCAAGCAGGTGTCCGGGGCCATTGACCAGCAGGTCAAGGCCGTGGAGCAGGCCGAGCGGGAGGAAAAAGCGTCCTCCCTGCGGCTGGTCTACCGGGACTGCATCGGGGAGCTGGAACCGCTGATCTCTTTTGACCGGCTGCTGGTGTCCCAGTGGCTGAACAAGACCTTTGACCTTGCCAGAGCGTCCAAGGAGCTGCGCCTGGCGGTGGAGACCCGGCGGGAAGAACTGCGCCTGATCCGGGACACCTGCGGCGATGACGCCGAAGCCTGCACCACCGAATACCTGCGGGCGTTCAGCGTCAACGACGCCCTGCACGAGCACCAGCGTCGGCAGGATGCCCGCGCCGCACAGGCCGAGGCCGAAGCCCGGCGGCAGGCCGCAGAGCGGGCAAAAGCCGCCGCACCGGTCACCGCCCCGCCATCGGAAGAGGAACGGCAGGTGCGGGAGGAAGCCCGGCAGACCGCACAGAGCAATGCCTTTGTCACGGCTTCCGGTCGGCTGGATTGTGAGGTTCTGCAGCAGTTCGCACAGCCCGCCGCACCGGCCCGCAAACGCTATTCCTTCTGGGTGGAGTTCACCCCGGAGGACATCGCATGGTTCAAGCAGGGGGCCACAGAGCGCGGCTTCCGGTATGGTTCTGTTAAGTAACGCAGGAGGTAATTTATATGGCATTCACTCGCAACGGCGCATCTGCGCCCACCACGTCCGCACCCGCTTCCGCCCCGGTCCAGAGCACCACAGCCCGCATGGCTGCCATGCAGCAGCGCGCCACCCAGAGCACGGCCCTGCAGGCCGCTTCCCCGTCCGTGCCGGTGGAGATCACCGCCGCAGACGGCCAGCATTTCACGGTCAGCTTTGCCGACGTGCGCAACTTCATCTGCGCCAAGGCCACCGACGCCGAGTGCAAGATCTTTCTGGAGACCTGCAAGCAGTACCGGCTGAACCCCTTCACAAAAGAGGCCTATCTGATCCACTACGACAACAACAGCGAGGACACCCCCAGCACCATCGTCCTGGGCAAGAACTGTTACATGCAGATGGCCGAACGGCACCCGGCCTTTGACGGCTTTGAGGCCGGCATCATCGTGCTGGACACGGAAGCCGGGCAGCTGGACCACCGGGAGGGTTCCATCGTCTATGAGGGCGAGGAGCTTCTGGGCGGCTGGGCCAAGGTCTACCGGAAAGACCGCACCCGCCCCAGCTACGAGGAGGTGAAGCTGGCCGAGTACGACACCGGCAAATCCCTCTGGAAGGGCAAGAAGGCCACCATGATCCGTAAGGTGGCCCTGGTGCATGCTCTGCGGGAGGCATTTCCGTCCACCTTCGGCACCCTGTACGATGAGAGTGAAGTGCCCGTCCGGGTGGATGCCGAGGGCACGGCACGGGAGCTGGATGATGCGGCCCCTTCTCCCCGCTGGACCCGCATCCGGGACACCGCTGCCCAGGCGGACGCCCTGGCCGTGGAGGATGCCGACGAACCCGCTGACGACCCCTTTGCCGGAGGTGAGGACGCATGATCATCAAGACGAGCACCGGGGTGCTGCTCCATGGCACCCTCGCCAAGGATCCGGAGATCCGGAATGCCGGCCAGAAACAGGTGCTCAAGTTTGACATCAAGGCCCACAGCGTGAAGAACGCCGCCGGGAACTGGGAGGGCCTGTATGTGCAGGTAAACGTCTGGCACGGGCTGGAGCAGTGGGACGGGATGCTGCAGAAGGGCGACTATGTCACGGTCTATGCGCGGGAGCTGAAGAGCCGCGAATACAACGGCAAGACCTATTACAACGTGGACGCTGATGACCTCCAACCCGGCGGGCTGGTGACCTTCCGGTGGATGCAGACGCTGGCCGACATGATGGCCACTCCTGCCGTGCCGGAGATGACCCCCACCGAGGAGGCAACGCCCTTTGACCCGCCTCCGGCCCCGACCCCTGTGCAGACCACTTTGCAGACCTCTTTGCAGGGCGGCCAGATGTACCCCGGTGAGCACCTTGCCGACTATGCGACCCGCAGTGCAGCAGCACCCGCCGCAGACCTTCCCGCAGACGACGCCCTCATCGAAGACACCGATGACCTGCCGTTTTAACCCGTCTCACAGAAAGGAGGTCCGGCCGTGGGCATTGACCCGACACGCGGGTTCGTAGCCTTTCCCCGCGGCCTGACCGAGTGGGAATGGTACACCGAGCCCAACACCGCCCGGCTGTTCTTCCACCTGCTGCTCACCGCAAACTGGCAGGAGAAGCAATGGCAGGGCATCACGATCCACCCCGGTGAGCTGGTCACCAGCCAGTCACAGCTCGCAAAACAGCTCGGTTTGAGCGTCCGGAATGTCCGGACGGCTCTGGAGCACCTACAGGTGACAGGGTATCTGACAGTCAAAACCGGGTCGAAATACAGCGTCATATCAATCAATAATTATACATCCATCGTTGCGGGTGACAGGCAAAGTGACAGGCAGGTGACAGGCAACCGACAGGCGACCGACAACAACTTAACCATTATAACCAACCAACAAGCTAACAAGTCCTCGTCTGCTGCGCAGCCGCCCCGGACGAAGACGACGACACAGCCCCTTGTGATGGAGTTCGAGAACAGCATCGGCAAGCTGAACGGCAAAGGCAAGGCCGAGCTGGCGGGATACGCCGACCGGCTGGGCAATGAGTTGGTGTCCACCGTGATCGGTAGGTGCGCGGATCTGGGCGGCCGCAGCTGGGTCTATGTGCGCACAGCGCTGCAGGAGGCAGAGGCCGGCAAGTACCACTCGGTGGAGGACTACCGGAAAGCCCATCCCGTCGGGAGCGGACGAAATCGGCCCGTGAGCCGACCGGAGCCCGGCGGGAACGACTTCCTGACCACGCCCATTGAACAGAGCCTGAAGCGGCTGAAGAAGAGCACAGCAAAGGAGGACGACCCCCATGTACCGGAACTCTGAATACTACCCGGACCCCACCGCCGGGGCCGCCCTCCGGCAGCTGTACCGAAAGGAGAAGGATTTGAACACCGGAAAACAGTTTGAAGCGGACTGGAAGAAGTCCATGCCACCGGATGCGTGGTGCTACCGCCTGAAGGACAGCGCCGCCAGCTACTACGGCGGCAACGAGAGCCTGAGCTTTTCCATTGACAACATCTGTGACTTTGACGTCTACCGCTACCCCATGCACCACTATTTCGAGTTAAAGACCATCGAGACGCCCAGCATCCCGTTAGAAAAGATTTTGGGCCGGTTCGACCGAGACAAACAGAAATACCACAAGCTGAAGCACATCACCGACATGGCCGCTGCGGCGGCCTACAGGGGCCAGACAGCCCATGTGGTCATTAACTACCGGGGCAAGGTGAACCGCACCTTTGCCGTGCCTGCCAGCGCCGTGCTGGAGTACATGCGCACCCAGACCCGCAAGAGCATCCCCTGGCAGTGGGCCGCCCTCAACGGCATCGAGGTGGCGCAGCACCAGCTGCGGGTCCACTGGCGGTATGACGTGGACGGGCTGCTGAAGCAGCTGGAAGGAGGAAATAACGAAAATGCCGGAAGTAAGATTGATTGATGCAAATGCCGCTGTGGATAATGCGGACAAGTGCTATAACGATTGGGTTCTCGCCATGGCCGCCGCAGAAGGACCCCGCCAGATCAACATGGTTTACAAAAAGCAGGAGCTTTTCAAGGCCGTGCGGAAGGTTATTAACCATTGCCCCACCATCGACCCGGAGACGCTGCGGCCCGTGGCACACTGGGAGAACGGCCCTGATGGCATAGACAGTGATATTTTTTCCTGTTCAAATTGCTGCGAACGGATTTGCCTGGAAGATCAGGGCTATTTTCCGGAAATGGATTACAAGTTCTGCCCGTACTGTGGCGCAAGGATGGAGGGCGTGGAATGAGCAAGAAATACAAGCCGGGCAATTACATTGTCTCTCTCGATCATCTGACGGAGCAGGAATTTGTATATTGCGCCGGAAAGCTCATTCACAAGGGCTGGTTCAGCAGTTGGCAGCTTCGATATGCAGAAGCCGAACTTGCTCGACTCCGCATCCGGGAAGCCGTCAAAATGGAGGTAGATACATGATCCGTACATGGACACCTGAGAGTGACACCCCGAAGCCGGGCGAAGCCAGCAATGTGCAGCAGCTGCGGGCGTGGTTTGAACGCCTGCCGAAAATGCGGGAACTGATCTGCCAGCAGCAAGAGCACATTGCAAGCCTGCGGAATGCCGCCACCACGACCACATCCGGCACATCCGGCGCACCGGGCCGCTCCGGCACCAGCGACAAGGTAGGCCGCAACAGCGATGCTGCCATGGATGCCGAGCAGCACCTTGCCGAGCTGAAATGCCAGTACGCCGAGATGCAGAAGGAAGCCATTGAAGTGGCCTACATGCTCCATGCAGACCCGGCATCCATCAAGCGCAGCCGCTGCCTGATCCTGTATTACGTTGAGGGCAAAAAGCAGGCGGACATTGCGCCGCTGGTCGGCTATTCCGGCCCTGAAAAAGTCTCCCACGCGATTTCTGCCGGTCTGCATCAGCTTGCCGAGGTCGTAACCGAGCTGAATCTTAGTTGATTTGTGCAATCCGCACAACCTGAAGCGCCCTGTTTTTTACGCCCAGCGGCATTTACAGGGCAGCAAACTCTGTGGTTGAATTGTACCATCGGCAAAGCCGCAAAGGCCAACCGATGCACGCAGTCTCCGAGCTGGTTCCATTACGGGTCTCATGCTTCCCGTTCTCCTTTCTGGCTCGCGGGCTGCTTCTATGGGGGTGCAGATTTGCCGCGCTGGCTGTCCGTAGGTCGGCGCTGCCCGGTTTGATTCCAGGACCTCCCCCACATGACGCATGGACTAATCCCCCACCCGGCGGGTGCAGCAGTACAGGGGCCGACCTCCACCCTGTGCGCAGAACTGCTGCGCATGATACGCCGGGAATCTGCAGCCGGGTTTGCTAGGCCCCGGCAGGATGTGCGTCACCCCCCCCCGCATGGAAACGTGCGGGCTTTTATATGCCGTTGTAGCTCAAAGCAGAGCGCCGCTTTTGCAGGCGGGTCAACACTGATGATACATCCACGCTGAAGGTATCTGCGACCAATCACCGCAGATGGCTGGTGTGGTTTGGTGCCGGTTCAAATCCGGCCAACGGCTCCATCTGCGCGCCCTGTGAGGGGGCCACGCAGCACGCGGGGCATCTGACCGCGTAAGTTTCAGATGCAGCAGCACCCACCGTTTGACGCTTGTCCAACGCAACTGAATGCAGGGAGCTGCTTATTTTGCTTTTTGGCCGTCCTCCGGGGCGGCTTTTGTTTTACCTGAACCATGAGAGGTGGTGACGTGTCCAACGAGAAGAATCTTATCCCGTTCAACAAGCGAACGGAGAGCGAACAGAGAGAAATCGCCCAGCAGGGCGGCATTGCGTCCGGCAAGGCACGCCGCCGCAAACGCAGCATGAAGGAAGCCGCCGACTATTACCTCAGCCTGCCGGAGACCGACCGCCGCCGGGTGAACGCCCTGCTACGGGACGAGGTGGAGCCTGAGGACGTGGACAACCAGATGAGCGTGGTCATGGGCATGGCCGAAGCCGCCAAGCGCGGCGATGCCCGCGCCGCCGGGGTGCTGTTGAAGATGCTGGGCGAGGAAGCACCGCAGGAGGATCCCGGTGCCGACACGCTGGAAAATGCCCGCAAGCTGCTGGGAGGAATCGACAGTGCCATTGACTGAGTTCCAGCAGGAGTTCCTGCGCAACTGCAGCCACCGCTGGAACATCAAGACCGGGGCCACCCGCTCCGGCAAGACCTACCTTGACTGCGCCGTCACCATCCCGAAGCGCATCTGCGCGGCCCGGGACGAGGGCCTGCTGGTCATGCTGGGCAACACCCTGGGCACGCTGGAACGCAACGTGCTGGAGCCCATGCGGTCCCTTTGGGGGCCTGAGCTGGTGGGCGTCGTGCGCACCTCGGCTGCCGGCAATGTCGTGCAGCTGTTTGGCCGCAAGGTGTATGTGCTGGGCGCTGACAACAAAAAGCACATTGCCCGCATTCAGGGCGCTGCCTTCGAGTATGCCTACGGCGACGAGATCACCACCTGGGACGAGGGCGTCTTTCAGATGCTCAAGAGCCGCCTTTCCTGCCCGCACAGCCATTTTGACGGCACCTGCAACCCGGATAACCCCCAGCACTGGTTCAAGCGGTTCCTCGACAGTGATGCTGACATTTACTGTCAGGCCTACACCATCGACGACAACCCCACCCTGCCGCCGGAGTTCGTGGCGCAGCTGAAAAAAGAATATGCCGGCACGGTGTACTACAACCGGTTTATTCTCGGCCAGTGGGCAGCGGCAGGCGGCATCATCTACCGCCCGTTTGCGGACAGCATCGCCGCCGACGACAAGCGCTTCCTCTGGCCCGCAAACAAGCCCTGCAAGCCGTGGCGGGTGCACATCGGGGTGGACTTCGGCGGCAACGGTTCACAGCACGCCTTTGTGGCAACGGGCATTTTGCCGTACTATTCCGGCGTCGTGGGGCTGGCGTCTGCACGCATCGACCCCCGCAACCAGGACGCGGACTTCCTCGCAGACCAGCTCATTGCATTCTGCACCGCCGTGTTCGCACGGTACGGCGAGATCCACTATGTTTTCTGCGACAGTGCCGAGCAGACGCTGATCAACCACATTCGTTCCCGCCTGCGGGCCTGCCCGCTGGGCTGGCTGGCCGGGCGGGTGAACAACTCCGCCAAGATCCAGATCATCGACCGCATCCGCCTGACGTCCATCCTTATGGGCGGCGGGCGGTTCTGGTATATGCCCGAAGCCGCCACCCTGCGGGATGCACTGGCCACCGCTCTGTGGAGCCAGAAGCACCCAGGCGTGGACGAGCGTCTGGACGACGGCACCACCGACATCGACACACTGGATGCGTTTGAATACACCATTGAGCGCGACTACAGGAGACTGACTGCACGATGAACGTAACTGCTTTTATCGAATACCTGAACAAAACGAAGAATCTGCAGCTGGATCCGTCCTACTACAGCCGCATTGAAACGTGGCGGCAGTGGTGGCAGGGCGATGTTCCCGACATCCACGACCAGAAGGAGGACGCCCCGGACGGCAGCGTCATTTCCCGGCGTCTGGCTTCCCTGCGGATGCCGAAACATGTCTGCGAGGACTGGGCAAACCTGCTGCTCAACGACAAGACCACCTTCCAGATCGGCGACGCAAAGAGTGCCGCCTACCTGCTGGGCAGTGATGAGCAGCAGACCGGCGGCCTTTTGCGGCAGCTGCATTTCTGGGAGAATGCCAACAAGCTGGTGGAGCAGGCCTACTGGTCCGGCACCGGTGCTTTTGTGCTGAGTGTGGAGGGCCTGACGGTGGATGCCGCCGGGAACGCCCTGCCCTCGCCGCAGGGGCGCATTCAGCTGGACTATGACCCCGCCTGCTGCATCCTGCCCATCAGCGTGGAGCGGGGCGTGGTGAACGAGGCCGCCTTTGTGTCCGAGTGCGTGATGGGCGGTAAGCCCGCCGTCTATCTGCAGACCCACACCTGCAAGGGCGGCGAACGGACCATCACGAATGAATGGTTCGAGGTGATGGACGATGTTTCCGGCACGCCGAAATTTGCCAAGGCCAAGACCCCGCCGGGCATGGTGGAGCACATCACGGTCACCGGCGCGCCGGCATGGTTCAGCCTGTTCAGCCCGGCTGTCGCCAAAAACATCGACGGCGGCATGGGGCTGGGTATGAGCGTCTTTTCCGAGGCGCTGGACGCAGCCCAGATGGCGGATTACGCCTTTGACAACTACCGGCAGGACATCCGCCTGGGCGGCAAGAAAATTTTCTATGACCGCTCCATGTGCAAAAAGTGGGTGGACAAGGACGGTGTAGAGCACGCTGTGCCGCCGGATGCCGTTCACCGCCAGATCTTCTACGAGCTGCCCGCACCGGAAGGCAGCATCGACCAGCCGGCCGCATGGCGGGAGTACAACCCCGACCTGCGCACCGAGGACAACCACCGGGCCGTGCAGGACGCTCTGGACATGATGAGCTTCAAGTGCGGGCTTGGCTGCCACCGCTACAGTTTTGAGCTGGGCAAGGTGGCCACCGCCACCGAGTACACCGGAAGCCGACAGGACCTTGTGCAGAACGCCAACAAAAACCAGATCCCCATTGAGACGGCACTGATCGGCATTCTGCGGGCCATCCTGTGGGCGGCAAAGAACCTGCTGGGTGCAGATGTGGACCCGGACACCAGCATCTCGGTCAACTGGGACGACAGCTACATTGTCAGCGAGCAGGAGCGCACCGCACAGCTGCGGGAGGACGCTCTGGCAGGGCTTGTGCCCCGCTGCCGGTATCTGTCCGCCCGGTATGGTCTGAGCGAGGACGAGGCCCACCAGTGGGCGGCAGAGGCCAAGGCTGACAGCCAGACCGATGAGCAGCTCACCTTCGGAGGTGCCTGATGCTGCCGCCGAGCTACCTCGATGCCATGCCGGATGCCTTTGTGCAGCTGGCGCAGCAGGTCGAGGATGAGATCTTACAGGATGTCGCCCGGCGCATCGGCAAAATGGGTACCCTCACCGAAACGGCCGACTGGCAGTTGTGGTGCTACCAGCAGACCGAGGCGGTGCGGGAGAACGTGGTCAAGCTGCTGGCAAAGTACAGCGGCAAGAGCGAAGCCACCATCCGCAGGCTGCTCAAAGAGGCTGCCACCGAAGCCATGGAGCGGGAAGATGCCATCTATTATCACTACAACCTCGAGCCCACACCCTTTGAAGAGAGCGCGGCCCTGAACAACCTGCTCAACGCCGGTGCCCGGCAGACCTGCGGCACATGGCGGAACCTCACGGCCACAACGGCCAACACCGTCTCCGGGGCCTTTGAGCGCACGCTGGACGTCGCCTGGGGCAAGGTGGCCACAGGTGCCTTTGACTACAAAACCGCCGTCAAGCAGGCTGTGGACAGCCTTGCAGACGAGATGCCGGAGATCACTTACCCCAGCGGCCACACAGATTCGCTGGAAGTGGCTGCCCGCCGGGCAGTGCTCACCGGTGTCAACCAGACCGCCGGGAAGCTGCAGGAAGCCCGCATGGACGAAATGAACGTGGAGTTCGTGGAGACCAGCGCCCACGGTGGTGCCCGCCCCAGTCACGCCGAGTGGCAGGGTCGGCGCTTCCATCGGGGCGGGGCTGTGGACTACCTGGGCAAGCATTACCCGGACTTTGAGCAGGCCACCGGCTACGGAACCGGCGCTGGGCTGTGCGGCTGGAACTGCCGTCACACTTTCTTTGCCGTGTTCCCCGAGCTGGGCGACCCGCCAACCTGGACGGAGGAGAGCCTGCAGGAGCTGAACGCCCGGAACATCGAGTACAACGGCAAACTGTACACCCAGTACGAGATCAACCAGATGCAGCGGGCCCGGGAGCGGAACGTGCGCAAATGGAAGAAGCGGTATCTGGCCGAGAGTGCTGCCGGGGTGGACACCACCAACGCAGCGGTGCACCTGAAAGCCGCCCGCCAGAGCCTGAGCGAGTTTGCCAAGGCTACCGGCGGCAGAGTAGACAGCGCCCGCACCAGCGTGCCGAAGTTTGGCAGGAGCGAAGCCAGCAAGGCGAGTGCACAGGCCCGGAAAGCATCTTCTACGTATAGCAGCTTGAACACAAAGGCGAAACCTGTTACAATGCAGTCAATCGCAAACATTAAGGCATTCAGCTGCGACACGTTGGATGCCGCCGGACAACAACAGCTGAAAAATGCCCACAAGCGCCTTCTCATGGTTGCTTCAAAGCAGCGGGAAAACGTTGAGGTGGGCAGAGTGTTCGACATCAAGATGAAGCCAATGACCAAGGATATCATTGGTTTGTCGGGTGGGCATTCTGTTCAGCTGCCAAACCCAGATGTTCCCTATATTGCGATTCACACCCATCCTGCGTGCGGCAATTTTTCAAATGGTGATCTTCGGCAATTTGTGCGAAACTCAAATTTGAAATTGCTTACCGCTCTCGGACACGATGGGCATATTTACGCAATAGAAAAGACCTCGGCTTTTGAAGAAAGCTCTGCAAAACAAGTCATTCGGCAGATGGATTGTGCGATTGATAAGTTGCTCAAATCCACGCTGACGGATGAGCAGGTTCTTGAAAAGGCAGAGGGCGTTATTTCGGACTGCATAAAGGAGTTGCAGAAAAATGGTGCCAAATTCTACGAATAAACATTCCTACACAGAGCAGGAAATTAAAGAAATGCAGCAAGTTCTTCTGGAAACTCCGATGGATCCGGCATATGATGATATCTGTAACTCATTTTACGACGGGTGGGACAGAACTGTCCACCGGCAGATGTACGTTCGTGACTGCTACAGTATCTTGAAAGAGCTTGACCAGCTTCCGCCCAATATCAAATGACCACCATCCACCCGGACGGTGGTTTTCTTTTACTCATTTTTCAGAAAGGAACGAACTATGAAAAAGATTCTTCTCGCTCTTGCGCTGGCAGCATCCATCCTGCTGTGCGGTTGTTCGGAAGCCGACAAGGCAAACGCCAATATCTCCAAGCAGGCGGATTACTTTGAGAGTGAGCGCAAGATCACCGTCTACAATGCCCGCACCGACAAGGTTATTCTGGAAGCCGAGGGCTATATGTCCATCTCCAACAACTCGAACAACGAGCTGGTCTGCACGGTGAAAATCGGCCCGGACACTTACCGCAAGAATTACATCTACCTGAACGACTACACCATGTATGTGGTCGAGGACATCACCGGCACCCACACCGACCCCTACCACTACAAGCTGTACTTCCACACGGACATCCTGCCCAGCGTGGAGGTCAAGCCGTAAAGAACGTTCACTAAAACACCCCATTTTAACCACTGTATGCCCTCAAAAAAGCACAACAGTGGTTTTTTCATGCCGTTTTAGCTCATGTTGGAAGAGCGCCGGTCTCCAAAACCGGAAGCGGCAGGTTCGATCCCTGCAAACGGTGCCATGTTCCCGACACAAATGTCGGGAGCAGCCATAGCGGCGGGCGGCGCGTACCCCGCCCACAACCGAACACGGACGGAGAACCGTGTCACCAAACCGAGGTTTTCCCCACAGAAAGGAGCTTTTCCACCATGAAACGTGAAGATGTGAAGAACAAGATCCCCGGCATTACCGAGGAACAGCTGAACTGGATCATGCAGGAGAACGGCAACGACGTCAACCGCGAAAAGGCCGCCGCCACTGCCCTGCAGGCCCAGCTGGACAACGCAAACGCCCAGCTCAAGACCGCCCAGGACGGCCTGAAAGCCTTTGAAGGCAAGAAGAAGCCCGAGGAGTACGAGGCCGAGCTGACCAAGCTGCAGGCGGACATGAAGGCCCAGGCGGACGGCTTTGCCTTTGACAGCGCCCTGAACACTGCCATCCTGGGCAAGAAGGGCCGCAGCGTCAAGGCGGTGCGTGCCCTGCTGGATCTGGACGCTCTGAAGGGCTCCAAGGACCGCAGCGCCGACATTGACAAGGCTCTGGACGACGCTGCCAAGGCCAACCCCTGGGCCTTTGGTGAAGACGGTGCCGCCGGCGTGGCCGTGGTCTCTACCGGCGCTGAGCATGGCGCACCGCCCGCCAACGAATCCAATGGTGTGGAAGCCGCCTTTAAGTCCCTGAATCCCGAACTGAACCTGTAAAACGAAAGGAGTTCAACATGGCACATGCAAATCAGGAGCGGTATTCCGCTCTGGTAGACGCAAAGCTGCGGGCCACTCTGGTCACCCGTGACGGTGCGATCTTCAACACCCGCTACGAGGGCAGCCCCAAGGCCGGCAAGGTCAAGATCCCGGTGCGTGACACCGAGGTGGCCGTCAAGGCATACGACAAGGCAAACGGCGTGGATGCCGATGCCGGCACCACCACCTATCTGGATCTGGACATCGACAACGACGAGGCTGTCAATGAGATCATCGACGGCTTTGACGCTGCATCCGTGCCCGACGGCATCACCGCCGAGCGTCTGGACAGCGCCGCCTACTCCATGGCCCTGTCCATCGACAAGAAGTCCATCGAGGCGCTGCAGAGTGCAACCGGTGCTGCCATCAGCGCCACCAAGACCGCCTGCACCGCTTCCACCGCCTACAAAGAGGCTCTGGCCGCCAAGCGCACCCTGAGCCGCAACGGCGTGCCCCAGACCGGCCGCTTTATGATCGTCAGCCCTGAGTATCTTGAGACCCTCATGCAGGACGACCGCTTCATCAAGCAGGGCGATCTGTCCCAGCAGCTGGTGCAGACCGGCGCAGTGGGTCAGATCGCGGGCTTTGCGGTGTACGAGTCCAACAACATGGATTTTGAGAACACCACCCGCGTGGCCAGCAAGAAAACCACCACCGAGTTCATCTGCGGCCACCCCAACTGGTGCCACCGTGTGATGGAGTGGCAGACCCCCGTGCACCTGCAGGATCTGGGCGGCTCCGGCAAGTACATTGGCGCGTCCGCTGTGCAGGGCCGCAAGGTGTACGGCATCAAGGTGTCCAAGCCCAAGACCCTGTACATCAAGCGCATCGAGGCGTAAGGAGGGCCCCGCCCATGAACTACTGCACCTACCCGGAGTACCAGGCGGCGGGCGGCACGGTGAGTGAGCTGGCGTTCGGTGTGCTGTGCAGCCGGGCGTCCCGCCTCATCGACAGCGCGACCTTCGGCAAGGCGGAGCCCCATGTCGCCGTGTGCGAGAGCTGCCGCCAGATGCTGGCGGATGCCTGCGCCCAGATCGTGGATCTGCTGGTTGCCCAGCTGGCTGTGGGTGCTGCACCGGGCGCTGCCAGCGTCTCCAACGACGGCTACAGCGTAACCTTTGCGGCAAACGCCAGCCTGTCCGCTGCGGTGCGCTTCGAGGCCTGGCATGTGCTGGAAGCCGCCCTCGGAGCTGACCCCCACGGCCTGCTGTACAGGGGGATCATGTGAGATGAACACGACCGTTACCGTGGTGAACCTCATCCACGACCCCAAGGCCGACACCGATACGCCCAAGTGCTGGGTGTTCCCGGCCTGCAGCTGGCGGGAAAAGCTGGACACCTCCGGCACTGGCACCAGCAAGGACCCGGAACGCACCATCCACATCCGCATCCCGGCCAGCGTTTGCACCCTGGGCTACCTGCCCTATGTGCAGTGGGCAGCCCTGCCCGCTGCCGAAAAGGCAAAGCACTGGACGCTGAAACGCGGCTGGAAGCTGGTGCAGGGCGCGGTGCGCACCCTGACCGCCGAAGAGTATGCCCACCTCGAAAAAACGCACCTGTGCTGCACCGTGTCGGCCATCTCGGACAACCGGGAACCGCTGCTGCCGCACTGGCATGTGGAAGGGAGCTGAGACCATGAGCGCACCGGTCTTTGATTTTAAGATCACCTTCCGGCCCGGCCTGCAGGCCGACCTGGATGCAGGCTTTGCAAAAGTGCAGTATGCCTTTTCCCAGCATGTAGCCAAAACGGTTGACCCGTATGTGCCCTTTGACACCGGCATGCTGAAGAACAGCGTCAATCAGGCGTCGAAGTTCGACGAGGGCTTGCTAGTGTATAACACACCCTACGCCCGCAAGCAGTATTATCTGCATGAACAGGGCGCAGGCCTGCACGGCGACAACCGCCTGCGCGGCTCCTACTGGGGCCAGCGGGCCATTGCCGACCACAAGGACGAGCTGGTGAAGTTCGCCCACAACGCCGCAAAACAGTTCCTCGGAGGTGCAAAGTGAGCGAAGTACGACCCACCATTGCCGCGTTGCGGGCGTGGCTCAAGACCTGCCCGCTCATCGCGGAGGAGCAGGAGGCTACCGGCGCGGCCTTCCGTATCGCGGGGCTGGATGAGGACGCCACCGCCTTTTCCATCGAGGACAGCCCCGGTGACCCGGAGATCACCAAGTATTTCTCCGGCCGGGATATGGCGAAGAACTACCTCTTTTTGTCCCGCCGGGAGTACGGCGAGGCGGACGTGCTCACCGTGCAGAACAGCGGCTTTTTTGAGCAGCTCACCGACTGGGTGATGGCGCAAAACGACTGCCACCATCTCCCCGCGATGGAAGCGCCCCGCCAGCCCCTCGGCGTGTCCGTCACCTCCACCGGCTACATCGTCACCAGCAGCGCGGGCAGCTGCCGGATGCAGATGCAGCTGCGCCTGACCTATTATCAGCCCAAATGAAAGGAGTTTTGCTATGACCGTAGCAGAAGCCATTACCAAGTCCGGCATCGCGCCCAGCGCGTCCTATACCGGCATTGAGACGGCAGATGACTTTGTCTTTGCCATCCAGACCGAGAGCGCCAAGCAGACCAAGGAATCCGCCTGGATCGTCTGCGCCGACCACGTCAAGGAGCACAGCGGTGCGCTGAACGCCTCCACCAACTCCGACACCTTCATCCGCACCGGCCCCACCGACACCAAGAGCGCCACCCAGCGCACCCTGTCGGTCAACGGCAACCGCTGCGTCGGCGATGCGTTCCAGGATTTCCTGCTCTCCCACAAGATCAAGTACGGCACCGGCAGCGATGTCGTTGTGCCGTACATCTATTTCAGCCTGCGCACCGGCAAGGGCGAGAAGGGCACCTGCACCCTGATCGTGACCAGCGACGTGGGCGGCTCCGCCGGTTCTCCGGCCACCTTTGCCTGCGACGTCAAGGGCATTGGCATCCCGGACGAGTTCGACTACAATCCCGCCACCCAGTCCGCTGAGCCTGCAAAGGCCGTCAAGGGCTGATTTTTTTCAAACACAGTCCCCGCTCCATACCCGGAACGGGGATTTTTCATGCCGTGAAACAGGTTTCTCCGGGGCAGCACCGGAGCACGGCCCAACGAAAGGAGCCAGAATATGGTTATTTGTGGACAGACATTTGATTTTTCGCCGCTGAACGCCAACGACATTGAGCGGCTGGAAACGGCCAACGAAAAGATGCAGCGTGCCGGAGAATCCGAGCTTGAGCAGTTCCGGCGCGGCGGGGTGCGCATCTGCGACCATATGCGTGCACAGGCGCGTCTCGTCATGAACTGCCTTGACGAGGTGCTGGGTGCCGGTGCGTCCGACCGTCTGGGCCTGGACGAGAACGACACCGCGCCCATTTACGACGCGATGAACGAGCTGTTTGCCGCCATGGACGCCGAACAGAAGCGCTACTCCGACCGCATCCCCAAGCCTCAGCAGCCCATGAACCGGGAGCAGCGCCGGGCGCAGAAGAAAGCACAGCAGCGCACCCAGACGGCGGGCCGCATCGTCAACAGCCAGCCTGTGAGCTTCCCGCAGCCCGCTGCCGCCCGGATGGTGGAACGGGTGGACAAGGCACGTCACGGGAACCCCGCAGACGCCGCGCTCAAGCTGGCAGACGCCCGTGTTGCCATGGACGCCCTGAAGGACGACCCGGAGGCCATGCAGCAGCTGGCCGACTACGCCCTGAAGATCGCAGCGGAGCGCCATGTCTGACCTGCTGACGGACGCCCTGCCCACCGTATGGCACGGCAGGCGCATTGACCCGGACTTCCGGCACATGGTGCGGCTGTCCGCTGCCTACAGCCACGGAGAGGTCGAGGCTGACCCGGTGGCCTTTTCCCTGCAGCTGTGCGGGCAGTTCTACACCGAGCGTTTTTCGCCCTCCGACCTGCAGGAAAAATACAGCTGGCTCATCGAGTTTTACTGCGCCGGAGAACAGGCCGCAGAGCCAGCAGCGGCAAAGCCTGCCAGCGGCCAAGACACCGGCCCGGCGTTCGACTACCGGTGCGACGCGCCCTACATCGTAGCGGCGTTCCAGCAAGCCTACGGCATCGACCTGACCCGCGAGAAGCTGCACTGGTTCCGGTTCCGGGCGCTGTTTGCCGCCCTGCCGGAAGATACCCTCATGGCCAAGATCATGGGCTGGCGCAGCGCCGACCTTGCCGATTACGAGGGCAGTATGCGGGAGCATTACGCCGCGCTGAAAGAGCGCTTTGCCCTGCCTGCATCTTTGAGAGGAGGTGCCGCCGTTGCCCAGACCGTTGCCGAACACGATGCGGCATTCCTGGCCCGCTTCCGGCACTGAGCGGGTGCCGGTGCCCTGCCCCTACTGCGGCAGGCCCCTGCCCGTGTGGGCGGTATGCACGGCCGCGGCATCCGGCGTGTGGGTCAAATGCAAAAACCCCTCCTGCAAACGGGAGGTAGAGATCAAACTGTAAAGCCTGTGCCCTTGTGCCCGCGCTCTGAATGAGAGGTGGACACATTGGGTTTTGACTTTTCAATCTTCGGCAATACCAAGCTGGACACCAGCGGCGTGACCCAAGGCATAAGCAGCATGACGGTGGCCGCCGGAAACCTTATCTCGGACTTTGCGAAATCGGCCGGCAGTCAACTGGCCGGGATTGCAAAATCAGCGGTCAGCATCGGCTCGGCATTTGAAACGTCCCTTGCAAAGGTTACCACCATTGCGGACACCAGCAAGCTGTCTACGCAGCAGCTCAGTGACCAAATCACCGCCATGTCCAGCAAGATGGGCGTTGCTGCGTCGGACATCGCAGAGGCAACCTATCAGGCCATCAGTGCAGGACAGGACACCTCCAATGCCGTAGCCTTTGCCGGGCAGGCTTCCAAGCTGGCGGCTGCCGGTTTTACATCCAGCAGTTCGGCGGTTGATATCCTCACCACGGCCCTGAACGCATACGGAATGAGCGCCGATCAGGCCACCCATGTGTCGGATGTGCTGCTGACTACCCAGAACCTCGGCAAAACCAGCGTGGACGAGCTGTCCGCCAGCATGGGCAAGGTGATCCCACTGGCCGCCGCCTACGGTGTCAGCGTGGAGAACCTGTCCAGCGGTCTGGCAGTCATGACGGCCAACGGTATCGCCACCGCCGAAGCCACCACCTACACCAAGTCCATGCTCAACGAGCTGGGCGATTCCGGTTCCACGGTGGGCAAAATCCTGCAGAAGCAGACCGGTAAGAGCTTTGCCCAGCTGAACGCTGAGGGCAAGAGCCTTGGCGACGTGCTCCAGATCCTGTACAACAGCGTGGGCGGCAACAGTACCGCATTTGCAGGCCTGTGGTCCAGCGTGGAAGCTGGCACCGGTGCCCTCTCGCTGGCATCCGGCGGTGCGGACAAGTTCAACAGCGTTCTGGCCCAGATGCAGGACAGCGCAGGCGCAACCGAAGCCGCCTACGAGACCATGACCGACACCTTCCAGCACAAGGTGGAGAGCCTGCAGACACTTGCCGAGAACCTCGGCATCAGCCTGTACAACTCCATGGAAGGATCCCTGTCGGACGTGGCGCAGTGGGGCATCGACTGTCTGACCCAGCTTTCTACCGCCCTGACCGAGGGCGGGCCGGAAGCCATGCTGCAGGCGGCGGGCAGCATCCTGTCCGACCTCGCGTCCGGCATCGCGGAGCAGCTACCGGGGCTGATGACCACCGGCGTGGAGATCATCACCCAGCTGGCCGAGGACATCGTGGCAGCTACACCGGCGATGCTGGACACAGCCGCCGAAGTGCTGGGCGCTCTGGTGCAGGGCATCATTGACGCCATCCCGGACCTGATCACCAGCGCCACCGAGGTGGTCACCGGATTTGTGGACTACCTCGGCGACAACGCGGACGCTATTGTGGACGCCGGTGTGCAGCTTATGGAGAGCCTTGTCACCGGCATTGCAAACAACCTGCCCGCGCTCATTACCAGTGCCGCCGGACTGATTGCCAAATTTGCCGCCGCTTTGATCGAGCATCTGCCGGACATCCTCTCGTGCGGTGCCGAGCTTCTGGCCACCCTGGCACAGGGTATCGTCCGCAGCCTCGAAAATCTGGCTGAAGCCGCCCTGGCCTGCATCGCCAAGCTGATCGGCGTGTGGGACGGCAGCATGGACGAGTGGGGCCACATCGGCGAGAACATCGTCCAGGGCATCATCAACGGCATTGCGGGGCTATGGGGCAAGCTGACCTCGTGGGTCAGCGGCCTGATCGCCAATCTGGTGGGCACGGCCAGCGCAGCCGCCGTGGATGGCATCACCCAGAGCACCGGCAGCACGACCCCCACCCGTAAGAGCAGCACGGTCACGGATGATGACCGCAAGCGCCGTCAGGATCTGCACAACCAGCGCATCCAGCAGGCCAAAGAGGAGGCCGCAGCGGCCAAGGCAGCAGCCGCCACTGTCACCAAGTCCGCCGGTTCTGCAGCCGCTGCCGTGAACACCTCCGGCAAAAAGGCGGCGTCCAGTGCTAAGAAGGCCACCGCCGAAGTGGTCAAGTCCATCTCGGACAGCACGACCACGGTCAAGGATGGTGTGACCCGTACCGTGGAGACGGTCAACGAGACCCTGTCCAACGGCAAAAAGCAGCAAAAGCAGGTCATCACCGAGACGTCCCGCCAGATGGTGGAGGGCGTGCTGAAGGACATCAAGACCATCACCGAGGTGGACGAAAAGGGCAAAAAGACCGTCAAGCAGACCATGGAGACGGTGCGAGAGGTGGCAAAGACCGTCACGGCCACCACCTCCGGCGTCGTGGACGGCATCCAGACCAGCACCAAGACGGTGACCGAGACCCTGACCGACGGCACCGAGACCCAGAAAAAGGTCATCACCGAGACCTACGACGACGTGGTGGACGGTGCCCTCGTGACCGTGGAGCGGGTCAAGACCATTGCTGCCGACGGCACCGAAGAGGTGGCCGAGACCATCAAAGAGGCATCCATCAAGAGCTTCGACGACCTGTGGAAGGAGCTGCAGACCCACGCTGACACCGGCCTGCTGGGTACCTTCGATGACCTCTACACCGCCGTCAAAAACAAGGACTGGAAGTCCATCGGCCTGTGGGCGGCAAACGCCATTTACGGCGGCCTGACCGCCGAGCAGAAAAAGCAGGTCAACGACTTTGCCCTCGGTCTGGTGGACAAGCTCAACGAAGCCCTGGGCAATGCTCAGACGGCCCTTGTGCAGAAGGGCATCGACATCGGTGCCCAGATCTGCAAGGGGCTGACCAGCGGATTTGATGAGGTCTGGACGCAGGCCAAGACCCTCGGCACCCAGCTCTCCGGCATCTTTAAGGGGCTAAAAGCCCCCTTGAGCAGCGCCGCACTGGCAATCAGCCAGGGCCTGTCCGGCGGTCTGCTGTCCAGCTTCCCCGCCATCTACGCGGGCGTGGGCACCATGGTGGGCACCATCGGCGCAGCCTTTGAGGGCATGATGACGGCCATTGCCTCCGCCCTGAACGCAACGGTTTTCGGCATTCCCATGGGTGTGATCGTAGCCGGTGCCGCCGTGGCGCTGGGTATCGCCATTGCGGCCATCTGCGCAAGCCTCGGTGCCTCCAGAAAGAGCAAGCCCAGCCCCGGCGGGGGCAGCGCTTCCGGCGGGGCTGGTTCCGGCGGCATCAGCGGAGATATCGACATTTCCACCGGCACCGGCAGCCTGGAGGACGCCATCAACGCCAACACCAAAGCGTTGACGCAGACCAACGCCGCCCTTGCCGACATGATCCGGCAGGCGGGCAGTCTGGTGCTGTCGGACAATATGCGGATTGGCAGCACCGTGGCTGCGTCCGGCACGGCCCGTGTGGCCGCAGCCGCCAACAACTACCACCGCGAGGGCGACACCAACATCACCCAGAACATCTACAGCAAGGCCCAGACGGCGGCTGACCTCCAGCGGGAAGCCCGTTGGGAAGCCGACCGCGCCAAGGCGCAGAGACGATGAAAGGAGGACACCCATGCTTTTTAAGGATCACTTGAAGCTGGTCACAGATGCCGGTGCCGTCCTGCATCTGGGCTGGGACTACGACGCGCCCTATAACCTCGACCCGCTCAACGGCGTGGATGTGGACATCCAGACCGCGCAGGGCATCAACCAGACCGGCACCACCGTCGAGCGGCAGAGCGTGGCAGGCGTGTCCCGTACTCTGTCGGTGGTGTTCTGGGGCGGCCATGCCCTCGACAATGCCCGCAATTTTGCCCGCAAACTGCCCTACTACACCACCGGCACGATGTACTTCGGGGACGCATACTTCACCCGCTTTGTGGTGCAGAAAACGCCCTACTTTTCCAGCTACACCGAGCCGCGCTGTGAACTGATGCTGTACAGCCCCAAGCCCTACTGGTACGGCCTGACCGCCACAGCCCGCGTGCTGGGCGGCTACCAGCCCGCGTTTACATTCCCGGTCTGCTATGATTCCCACACCTACGGCATCCGGCAGGACGGCGAGGCGGCAGTGCTTCGCAACCCCGGCAGCCTGCCGGTGCCCTTTACGGCAACCCTGCGCAGCACCATGCCGGTGAAGCACCCGCGCGTGGTAGACCCGCGCACCGGGGCCTTTATCGGCTTTGACCTGACGCTGGAGGACGGCGACCGGCTGGAGATCTACCGCAGCACCACCGACCGGCTGGCCTGCACCCTGACCCGGGAGGGCAAGACCAGCAACATCTTCTCTAAGCTGGACGAGGACAGCACCCTGACCGAGCTGCAGCCCGGCGACAACGTTTTGTCCATGCAGGCCGACAGCGGCGCGGCCTACTTGCAGGCATCCGTGAGCTTTTACCCGATGGAGGCCGGTATTTTGCCGGAACCGCTATGAGACTGGACGTTTTAGACGCCGACACCCTGGTCCGTGTGGGCTGGGTGGACGTGTGGGTGTCCCTCTACTGGGACAGCCCGTATTACTCCGAGGGCGGATTTACACTTGAGGTGCGCCCCACCGACGAGAATTTGCAGCTGCTGACCGAGGGCCGGTGGCTGGTGCGCAGCGACGAGACGCCCCGCATCCCGATGCGGATCTGCTCCCGCGCCAACCAGAACGAGGACGCAAACCTCGTGTTGAGCGGCTACCCGGCCACCTGGCTGCTGACCAAGCGGGCCAGCGTTGCGGTGGTCAAAAATCAGAACGCGGAGCAGGCCATGCGGGCACTTGTGGCAGCGGCAAAGCCGTGGCCGCGCTTGGAGCTGGGCACCGAGTACGGCTTCGACACGACCTTCGACAAGCAGACCTCCGGCGGCACTGTCTTTGCGTACTGCCAGACCATCGGGCAGGCCTGCGACCTGGGCTTCCGCATCGTGCTGGATGGCACTGGCGCAGACAAGCGCCTGCTGTTCGAGTGCTTCCGGCCTGCCTTCGACCCCAACAACCGGTACAGCCCCAAATGGGGCAACCTGCTCAACGCAGGCTGGTCCTTTGCCGATACCGACTACGCCAACGTAGCCCTTGTGCAGGGAGCCGGTGAGGGCGACCAGCGGGCCACCTGCTGGGTGGGCGATGTAGACAGCACCGGATCCGACCGGCGGGAGATCTACATCGACGCCCGCGACATCCAGCCCGATGAGGAAAAGGGCGAGACCACCGCCAGCCAGTCTTACCTCGACAAGCTGGCCGACCGGGGCGGACAGAAACTGTTGGCCCAGCTGCGCACCGGCAGCATCGAGTTTGACGTGGACGATGACACGCTGGCCGTGGGCGACGTGCTGCGCGTCAGCCTGCCCCAGCTGGGCTACACCGCCATGGTGCGGGTGGCCGACATCATCACCGAGAGCCAGTCCAGCGGCACCACCCGGACCATCCGGCTGGGCACGCCGAGCTGGCACAAGACGTAAAGGAGGGCTTATGGCCGATATCATCACCTACCCGGAAAACGGCATCACCTACGACGCCGACGACGCTTCCGGGTACCTCAGCACCCGCCTGAGCGGCGTATACAGCGCAGACGAGGACTTTGCCGTGACCGCAAACGGCGGCCTGACCGTGACCGTCAGCGCCGGGCAGGCATGGGTGCGTCCGGCCCGCTTCCGGGGCCGCAGCATCATCATGGAGCAACCGGAGACGGTCACCCTGACCGCCGCCGACGCCGTGCGCAGCCGCATCGACCGGCTGGTGCTGCGCTACGACGCAGCCGCCAGAAAGACCAGCCTGACCGTGCTGACTGGCACCCCGGACAGCGCCAGCCCCACAGCGCCGGAGATCACTCGCACCGCGCTGGTGTATGACCTGTGCCTGGCCGAGATCCGCCGCCCGGCTGGCAGCACTGTGATCACCAGTGCCGACATCACCGACACCCGGGCCGACGAGGCCGTCTGCGGCGTCATGCGGGACAGCGTGACT